AGTGCAGACTGTATCCACTTCCTACATTTTAATAATTCATCTTGCATACTCATGGGTCTAATTGTATTTTTATCCAAGCTCCATCTTTTGATACTACTGGACATTCTTCTTCTGCATCCCACATCAAAATACCATCCTCTGCTGCTGAATCAGTAGATGTTTTAAAACGTAGCCTATCCATTGATGTTACTAAGAAAGAGTTCATACTTTCTGCCCAACTCTTCCACTTATCTCCTAAAGGTGGTGGTGGATGTGGTGCACTCATCGTCTACCCCCTGTTCTAGCTTCTATTCTCATAATTCCTGACCTCCAATCGTTATTTTCTGCACCTTGAATCTTCATTCTTAGCTGTCTACCTGAGAATCTAACGTCTGTAGGATTACCTAGAGTGTAAGTACCATGTGTTGTTTCTGTATCATTTGGGTAGAATCTAGTTTTGAACGTCACCTCAACATCTCCTTGTGTCTTTTCATCAGGTATAAGATTGGTTACTCGCATGATTTGGTCACCATTTCCTAGACTAATTGAACCTGATTCTGCAAAAGGTTTGCTTGAACCATTATGGGTGTATCCTGTCTCTTGATTGTATAAATTACCATCATCATCTGCCCATATTGGTCTATCGAACACCCCTTGGTCAACACCTGTTGTCCTCTCCAGAACACCTACACTCCAATGTCCTTCCTTATAATCTAGTGCAACATATCTGTTGTTTTCGAGGTTGTCTGCACTAGGATAGAACCACCATATCTCTCCATGTTGTGAATTATGAACTACAAAGACCTTACTTATTTGGGAAGTGTTGATGTCATCGAAGACATAATCCAAGGCTTCGCAAGGCAATTGTTTAGCTGATGAACCATCGTATGTATAGAATCCTTTCTTGCCCATCCAAAATGCACCATCGTCAACTGCCACAAGTGCTTTTCTTGATGCCACACCACATGCTGTTCCTACTCTCTCGAATGAATAGACGAATGGTGGAGCGATATAGGTCGCTGTGTGAGCATCGTTATCTGTTAGGATAAGTGTTCTTCCCTTGACTCGTACACCACACATAATCTGTCCAGTTGTCTGTAGCTCCATATCACCTGCTTCGTTGGTCGCTGCTGGTGTCCAAACGGTGTTTGCTTCCTTATCACACCATTGAACCTTTCGTGGATTACCACCTGCTCCGAGGGCAAATACAAATCTTTCTTCTGTCACTAACATAGATACATTCGATACTGGTGCGTTTGTCAATGCTGTAGGAAGAACTGCTGTATCGAGTTGCCATTGGTAAATCTCTCCATCCTCGGACGAACACGCTAGAAGGTACTCACCCCAAGTGTCTAATGCCCATGATGTCGCTTCTGCGTAAACACCTGAAGTATCAGGTTCTCTGCCATAGTAGGAAGTTCCATAATAACCACCACCATACGCTAGATTTATTAGTGCATCCTCTGAACCTGATGTCAGTCCTGCTGGTGTTATGTCATAAACCGTACTGCCCGGATTGACATAATAGAGTTTATCATACGTTCCACTACATAATTTTTCATCGTTTGAATTGTCCATCCAAGAAACCATACCTCTTGGTGGTGCTGCAAATGCACTAGCTTTTCTTGTTGTCCATCCTCCAACTGGTCTTAATGAGCCATCTTGCCATCTAACAAGACTTGCATCACGCCATCTATTGGAAGACTCGAAATCTGTTCCGTTCCTATGTATTCCCGGTGGTATTTGTAAAGGTATTAATGCCATATCATCCTCACGCTGCTATTTGTGTCCATGTTACTTCATCGTTTGTTATCGGTGTCCATGTTGCTGAAGTTTCTGATATTTCTGACCATGTTACTTCATCAGAGGTAATAGTTATCCATTTTTTTCTACCTATAGCCACAATTCCTGATGTAGTGCTCACTATACCACTCGTACTTTGCACTCGATTACAGGTCGCTGTAATGGTCGTTTCAGGTTGGGAAGTAGCTGAACCTTGCCAAATTTTCTCTGAGTCTGCAACTAATGATGCAGATGGAGTACACGATGCGATACCACCAAATGTTCCAAATCCTAATACAGTTATACTTGCATTGGCGGTTGGTGTACCTGAACCAAACCTTACTCTGTTACAGATTGCGGCTATGGTTGCTGTTGATGTCATTGGTGCGACACCTGATAAGGTCGCTTGCCCTATCGTAGCAGTTCCTGATGTTACACTTGATAATGCACCTGCAAGTCTCACTCTATTGCACGCAGCTACTAAGGTTGCAGTTGAAGTCATTGTTCCACTACCAATTGCTACAATTACTGCTGCTGAAGTTACCGTGCTTGTTGCACTTGCTGTCATACTACCAAGATGAACTTCTTGACCTATAGTTGTTATAGATGAAGCACCAGCAACTAATGCTCCTGCAATTCGTACTCTAGTTGCTGAAGATGTTGTTGTAGATGTTACTGTAACTGTAGCAGGGAAAACATCTTCGCCATAGTCATTACGACCATACAAGCCATAACCATAGTTAAAACTACTTGATGTTATAGTTGCCATAATTACCTTCTCTGTAACTACCTAAAGTCATTTGCTAATGTCTTTTTAGTTAAGCGTTATATCTAAATCACCTGCTGGTACACGAAATACATCACCTGCTGCAATTGCTTTACTAGCAGTTAATGTTGCATAACACATCAAATTACCTGATGTGGATGCATCATAGACACCTACATGCGTTACAGTACCAAAACCTCCACCAGTTGCTGTTGCATATTCAACTGCACCTGAATTACTGGTTGTATCGCCTGAAGTAGAAAATGAAACTGCTACTCGTGCATAGGCTGTACCTGATGTAGATACTTCTGTTACTGAACCTGCTTCACCATCTGAAACTGCTGTAAATAATGCTAGATAGTGAGTGCCGGGTGCTGAATAAGCCGCTCCTGCAAACACATGGTCTAGTATTTCTGTTTCTAAATAATTAGTAAAACTCATTATCCTAGTCCTCTTATTTTAAGTCTCAACCCTGAGCCACTATATCTTGCTGACTCTGAGGCTTCATTTAATCTGGTTACCGCAGCACTATACATCTGTGCCCAGATAGCCACCCTTTCGTCTTCTGCTAGATAAGGTGCTGAATGTAGAAGTGCTCCGTAGAGGTATACATCAGGCGAATCCAATAAAAGCCAATTATCTGCGTTGCTACCACTCAAAACATCAAGCTTCTGAAAGTAGAGCAACTCAAAATCTGTATCAGCAGATGGTGTTGGATATAACTGAAACTGTCCATCTGCGTGTGTGTAGTACATTGGAGTACCACTTACGTCCTCGTCTCCTTGACGTTTGTCTGCCATTGCATCTCTTGATATGAGATTGACTACTGATGTTCCTGTACCTGTAAGGTGTAGTCTTATCGTCTCTACCCAATCAGCAGGGTATTGCATGTACTCGTCACCAACTGATTGTTGTCCACTTGAACGTGCCTCCATGTTCCAATGACGTACATCCCTGTTAATTTGTGCCTCTGCCAAGGTTATGAAATCAGGTATGACTGTCGTTAAATCGTCCCTGTTGAGGAAGTCAGCGATACTCGCTTTGAGTTCGGTGTATGTAGTAAGAGCCATTAGTATGCTCCTCCAACAAACCCTAAGTTCTGTAGATGAGGGTTACCTGTTTGGTATTGTTTGAATGGCAATGCTTCATGTAATGCTCCACCACCTACCTTACCTGCCATATACTTTCTCAGAAAATCCTGAAACTGTGGGCCTGTCACTCTCTCTCGCATTGCCTCGATTTGTACTCTGTCTGCATGTGACATGTTGTTTAGGAACGTCTTCACTTCCTGAGAGTCATTCACGTTTGTCCAACCTAAATCAGGGTATTTACCTATCTCTTCTTGAGACATTGCACCTTTATTTCTAGGTGCTCCTACTCCCAAAACTCCCTGTTGTGGCCCTGCACGTTTTATTTTGTTTGCAATATTTATAGCATCTACTGCCTCCATTTTCCCATTTGCAACAAGTCCTGCTAATTCAACCTGCCCCTGCGACATTAAATATCTTATAGTGGCCGGTAGTGTATCTGCATCAGAGTCTGCCCCTTTCGTCTCAGACAATAAATCAGTCTCCTTATCCGATTTTGGGCCTTTTATCTTTGCACTCTTACTCAAGAGTCCTGTGTA